AGATAGCTTAAGCGCCTCCATTTCATTAACCTTGTTAATGACTTCCACTTGCTTAGGATTGAACTTGTCTGTGGGGAGTTGCTTAGCTAGCTTGTCTTGTTCAAGCAAATGAGCCATCACAGCATTCTTCTCGTCCATAGACAGCTTATTCCATTTAGGAGCAAGGCCAGTATGTTCGTTGGTAATGTGCTCTGTGGCAAGAATATCTGCAGTTTTCTCTGCGTCCCTAAGCGCGGTACGCGCGTATTTGAGAAGAGGGTTGTTCGAGGAAAGCACAGCCGAGTTTATTCCGCTGCCAACGGTTTTCATCCGAGCAGCGGCAACAGCACCAATGTCCTTGGCGCCTTGTGCGAAAGCAGCCAAGACCTGCTCGGGGGAAGTGATTGAATCCACATAGGGATTGCCAAGCACCTTAGCCAAGATGCCTTCCTTCTTCTGCTGCTCCAATTGCTTGCCAGCAGCGACAACCAGAGGGTGTGTGCTGTCCATAGCACGAGCATCAGGCAGGGGGCTGGTAGGCCCGTCGCCTAGGAGCATACGTAGGTCAATAGCACCCCGCTGTGAAGCGGGGCCTCTATATTCTGGATGAAACCCCTTCTTGGCAGAATTATTAAGTCTTTCTGGAAAGGGCTTGATCGCGTCGGGAAAGCCGTAATTATCTTCGCTTAGAAGATGTTTGGCGTGTTGATCCCAACCCAAAGAAGCATCCCGGATCATCACAGGTACCTTTTCGATACCCATTTCCTTGAACACATCCATCCGATGACGGCCCTCATGACCATTCACCTGAGCCACACCATCTTTGGTGCGAGTGAACAGAGTGGGGATGTCTTTCAATCCATCAGGGGATTTGAGGCCCTCTCTGATAGGCATTCTGCGATTCTCGGGGCCGAACGAACGGCTCGTATTGTCCAAATAATCTTTTGACCTGTTTGCAGCGAAGTAATGGAATTCATCAGGAGACATAAGCACCACTGAGTTCCTGTTACCAGGATTGTCAATTGCTCTCTGCATAAATTCCATCTCATCCGGATGGAACGTACCACGGAAAGCAGCAATGACATCCCTGCCAGTAGCTTTGGCTTGGTTGTACAGAGCAATGGTGTCTTTAACCAACTGTGGGTTAATGGCACCACGTTGTTTGTTGGCCCACCACGCAGCACTCTTAGCTCCCGGCACCGGGTTGTGGCTAGTGATGGCTTGACCACCCCCTTCACCTTCCCATGCAGCTTCCTCAGGAGCCTTACGGGCGGCCATGTCTTGCTCGAACGGGCGAGCCATAATGTTAGCTTGATGCTGGGTGTAATCGAGTCCTTCCTGCCGCATAGGTGCGTCTTGCAGCACAGCCGGATGATCCACAATGCTTGCAGGATAGGGAGACTCAAAAGGCACAGGCGTGTTGTCGCCGGGACGGCGTGTTTCAGCATCCCTGCGTAAAGCGTCTTGCCAAGCATCAAAGCCTGTTGGCGCGGCTTCCTGCCGACGCCTGTTAGCAGCACCTAGGTCTAGGGCTGTTTGACGAGCAACCGCTAGTTCCAGCTCACGTTGGCGCTGGGCCATGATGGCATCAGCATTAGCGGCTTTAGAACGATCTGGCACCATGTTGTAGGGGCCATCAGCAACACGACCTTGACCGGCTGAGTCCACAGCAATAGTGCCCTCACCATAGATGGCAGGTTTACGACGAAGGGCCGCCTCTAGAGCAGCAACCTGCTGGGCGTCCACCTCAGGAGCTTTAGCATATTGCTCGTCAAGGATGGAATCAAATTGATCGAAGTAATTGGGCTTTGCTGGTGCTGGGGCAGGAGCCTGGGGCTCCCTAGCAAACTTCTTCTCCACACCCTTACCAAGCTTCTGCACGCCCTTGTAGCCAGGGATGGGCAGGAAGTTCATCACTGTTTCAGCAGCCACTTCGGCATTAGTACGGCCTAGTTCACCACCAACAGCATAGCCGCCTTCACCGGCAATGTCCTTAACACCGGCCATACCCTCACCAACCATGTCAGACACTTGTTGGCCTGCTTGGGTGAAGGGCTTAGGAGCCCCCATACCGAAGTTGGATTCTTGCACTTGCCCAACAGTGTTAGCAGCTTGTTCCAGGCTGCCGCTGGTCATCAGCTTCCCTAGACCAGATAGGCCGGAAGCAATGTACGCAGGAACGCCTGCCGCCATGCTAACAGCAGCATCCACCCCACCCACCGCATTCTTTAGATGACCCCCCATTGAGGAGAAGTCTTCCTTCATCTTCTTAGATTCAGGAGACTCGTCAAATTGGTCAAAGAAATTGGCTTTGGGTTTTTCGTCAAACTGATCGAAAAAGTTTGCCATTATTTAGAATATTTCGCAGCAGCACCAGGACCAAACTTAGCGTCGAATTCAGCAGCCATTGCAGGATTGTTTTTAAGAGCATTAATGTGGGCTGCCGAAGGCACGGACACAGGCGCCGCAGGAGCAGCAGGCGGAGCACTTGCTCCCATACTGACAGGCGGGGGAGCCTGAACAGGGACAGGGCCACGAGCTTCAATCTTACCCGGCTGGCCGGGCTTGGATTGGATGGCATTCATATCTACAGCACCGCTCTGGGTGGTAGCAGCAGAGGCAGCATTCAGATAAGCTTTCTGCTGCATGAATTCTTGGGCAGCCATAATAAGCTGTTGGCGCTTCTCAGCATCGGGCTCAACCCTAGCAGCCGTGAACAGAGCCACAGCAGCTTCCTCAAGCTTCTTGGGATCGTTACCAGCCTCTTGTTTAAGCTTAGCAATGGCCTTGTCAGCTTCTGCCCGCATCTTCATCTTCTCAAGGTCGGTGGCGTTCTTCCATTCCGCAATCTTCTCTGCACTGCTAGCCTTAGCAGCAATGGAATCCAGGGCCTTTTGATAACCAGCAGACGATTCATGAATGTCAGTGCCAAACCTCTTGAGCTTGTCACCAAGCATGGACACAGGCATGCTGTCCCATTCAGGGTTCCAGAACTTCCCATGACCTGCTTTGTCAAAGGCTTCTCTAATACGGGTAGCAGCACCGAAGGGCTCGGCAAAGGCACCAGCAGAATGCGTGATGGCTAGATCACCTAGTCCCTGCATTTCCTTGACATAGCCAGCCATCTCATCAGCCTTATATTGGCTCATCAGCTTCTTGACTTCCTGGTCGTAGGTGTCCGCCCCCATCCTGTCCTTGCGTTGCTGCATAGACGATTGGGCGGCAATGCCGGGAAGCTGGGCTTCTGTGGTCTGATTGGCTAGACCCATTTGGGCTAGCCGCATAGGATCAGCGTTGTAGTTGAAGTCAAGCTGACGTGTTTGATCCGCCTGTGTGATTTGGTCACGCTGGCCCTGTTGGTCAAACAGATTCATCGACGGGATGAAGGCCCCTACTGGCCCCTTCCAGATGTCAGCGAGTGTTTGAGGAGTTTGCTGATATTGCATGATTATCCTAGGTCGGAGCCGTTTTGATAGTTGTAATCAAACGCAGGATTGGCACCCATTAGTCCAAACTGATTGCCGCCACCCCCACCGAAATAGTTGCCGAGGCTTCCCATCATATTCTGCACGCCGCCGTTGCGGCCCATCGCCAGGAGGTTCATAAGCATCTGATCGCCAGCAGCGCCCTTCTGGTTATAGAGGCTTTGTAGCTGCGGAGCCATCTGAGCATTGAGGCCAGCAAGCCGGGCTTGAAGTTCCACAGAGCGGGGACCAACTTGACTACGCCGCCCAGCAGCAGCATCAGAGCGCAGGAGGGTTTGCTCTAGTTGCTTAGCATAAGGGCTGTTAGGGCTGTAGAGGCTCTGTAGCTGTCCAGCCTGCTTGCCCGCCATCTTCCTGTTTCTATAGGCACTATAGAGGCCCATGAGGTTGCCAGCCATGCTGTCAAACCTACCGGGCTGTTGCCCGCCACCGCCCCCAGCCGATTGAGGCATGAAGCGTTGCATGAACGGATTGCCGCCAGTGCTAGACTTGGGCTGATACGTCGTGGGGTCCACTCCGTTCCCTGTCATATCTTGCCCAGCAAACATGTCAGGCATGTCCGGGGATTTGAAGCTGGCTTGTCCCATACCTTGGGGATTGAAGCCATATTGCTCCAGTCCATAGCCCTGCCCAGCAGCAGGAGAGGACGTGCCTCCCATACCTAGGGCGGTTTGCCAAGAAGCCTGTGGGGCTTGGTAGTCACCAAAGCCGCTTGAATAATCGTCTACCGACGGCAGGTTATTCATGCCGCCACCATTGTCTCCAAACATATTGCTTGCTCCACTGTAAAGGGCATTCATACCCATCCCTAGCCCACTGCTAGTCAAACTGCCCAACACACTATCTTTAATGTCACCACCTGTAACGGCGGCTTTAGTACCAGCACCAACAGCATTATTAATCGGCTTAGCCCACGTAGGGTCGGTGACTCCTAGGGCACCAGCAGCATCAATGCCGCCAGCAAAACCACCAGAGAGGGCACCATAGCCCGCTGACTTGAGGGCCTCCATAGAAGGTCCATAGTTAGCCAAACCAGCACCTAGACCAGCACCTGCTCCAGCAGCCGCACCACCAAGCAAAGTGCCTGCGCCATACCCACCAGCTTGTGCTGCCATAGCTCCCATGCCACCGCCAAACATGGCGCTGGCGGCAACCATCATGGCTTCAAAGCCGGGCTCGTTTTCGTCTAGGGACCAATTGTGCTCTGGTCCATACACGTCCCCATCCTTGAAGGCTTGTAGCCGTCCAAGGTTGGAAGCATGTGTTCCCGGAGTGGGGTCTAGCTTGCTTCCCATGCCCAGACTGATGCCTTCCTGGCTGAGCCAGTCTTGGAAGTCGGTGACAGGGGCATAGTCTGAATTATCTGGCCCTTGGCCTTGATTGGGGTGGCCTCCGGTATATCCCAGGGCTTGCAGCCATTCAGGATCGTAGTCAGGCTGGTTGAAGCTCGCCCAATCCGGGCTGTCGTTCATGATCCAATCTCTGGCACCAACCATTCGCCCCGTTTCGTTAGTAGGAGCGAAGGAATAGCCCTTGCCAGTGACAGGATCAGGAGTGGTGCCAGTGAACCATGCGGGAGGAGTAGCGTAGTTACCGGAGTCACCTCCACCAATACCCTCTCCGTTCATCTCAGGATGAATCGATCTCCACCATGCATTTGCTAGAGCAGAGTCCATTCCTTGGTCTTCGCCATTAGCCGCAGCGGATTGATACCCCGCTGAGTTCATAGCACCGCCCTGATAGCTTCCCCCACCTGTGAAGGTGGGATCGCCGCCCATGTCTAGTACGTCTGACCAATCCATATTAGTTCCTTACCAGCAGGGGATGTAACGGATAGTTCCGTTATCATCAATAGGCACCCATTTCGTCGGGTTACCCGCAGCGGGAGCATTAAGCAGAGTGCCGGCCGCAGCCGCAGCCCCGTTTGTTAGCGCAGTTGTAGTTGTGTGCAGAGTTGCATTTCCTGTGGTGAGCCCACCTGTGAGGACTAAAGAACTACCGGTACCTGCGCCAATTGCTAGGTTGGCCGCAGTGAGTGCAGTGTGCTGAGCAGAAGTAAGGTGATAATACTCACCAGATGTGCCGCCTTGCAAGCTTTGTAAGCTTGAGTGCAGCCGTGTAGCAATTTGCGTGAGGTTGCTTCCAGTGAAGTCATTAATCTGGCTCCATGCAATCACTGTCACTTCATTGATAAGGCGCCTAACCTGCTCATACCAATCAGCCCAGTTGTATGAGCCGAAGGGTGCGTCAATAGGTGCTGGAGGAAGTACTTGAGCCATTTATGTACCTACAACCGTGAGAGTGGGTGCCACAGAGTAAGTAATAACAACAGCCTGTCCTTGGGGTAGTGTGACAATTATGGGATTTGTAACTCCGGTAGCCACTGCCAATCCACCCACGGTTACTGAACTTAGCGTACCGTTGTAAATGTAGCCTATCTGAGTTGTACCAAAGTTGTTAGTATAAGTGAAGGGCGAAGCTGTAACCGTTATTGCACTGATGGCTCCTGGATTATAACCAAGATTTCCAGTAATAACTTTTGCTGTACCAGTACCCCCGTCAGACAAGCTAGTAACATTACCGCTGGACACATCATTATCCGTAATGTTATATACAGTGCTCGTGCCGGGCTCCACCTTGATTCCACATCCCTGTGAACCCCCCAGTCCAAATGCCCCGCCGCATTTAGTTCCAATAATGGAGAAAGTGGTTACATCCACTCCAATCTCAATTCCGTTGTAAGTGGCGGGAGTAGTAATGGAGTTGTTGGTGAATGTTCCACCAATGATCTTGAGGTTCTTACTGGTAGAACTCTGGTTAATTAATCCGTGTCGGCCATTAGTAATGGCACGGAAGCCAATGAATTCCAAACCATCTATAGTTCCGCCAGTACCCGCAATGTTCACTCCATTTAGGGTATTGCTTGCAGACCAGCAGCCAGTAAACACACAACCCTGGATAACCGAGGCAGCCGCAGTACCGTCAATTAACCAACCTTCATTGGAACAAGTGTCTGCTTGCACTCGGTCGAAGAATAACCATTGAATGGTGTCGCCAGCAGTAGGCTGAATAACAATACCAGTTCCACAATGAATGAAGTCGCAGGAGGTGACGTGTAGCCCACCCACCGTGATAACCTTCAGCCCATATGAGGGTTGCGCTCCTACATTATCCGCTGTGATGTTGTTTAGATAAATATCAAATCCAGCATCAATGCGAATACCACCGTAGGCAAAATCACGCATCTGTATGTTTTGTAGGAAGCTGACAATACCACTTGTGAAAATAATCGTTTCATAAGCATATAACAGCACACAATTAATCACAAACGCATTGTTACCACCAACGATGTTAATGTGTGCTCCAGAGGCCCTTGCTGTGGCTGTAGAGGTAGTGATCTGTAGATCACGCACACCAGCACGACCAGCTAAAGTGATGACATCATAGCCATTACCTGACACCTTGATAACAGAAGCATCCTGCCCATGGCCGCGTATCTCCTGTGCAGAGGTTAACGCAGTTAAGGCACTGGTAACTAGATAAGTACCCGCTGGAAGCTCAATAGAAAGTCCTGTGGCAATAGCAGCATTAATAGCTGCCGTGTCGTCAGCCACTCCATCCCCCACAGCACTATAGGGAGCATGCTTTACATTCACCAGCCCAAAATCAGTTGGTTGTGCTCCATTGTAGACAAAATCATTAACATCATTGAGCCACGAGGATTCAATGATTGTGCCGGGAACAAACGTAGTAGTTGTCATCAGTGTTGACCCATGTTCAAATCGAGAAGAACTGCGCTCATTCTCAACGGATAGTTGTCTGTATATTCAAAGCGCCACGAACGTTGGCGGAATCTTCCCCATTGCTTTAGGAAGGGGCTTTGCGAGAAGACATTGATTTGTCTAGCTGTGGTGCCCCCGTCTGCCCAGTCTTTGTCTGAGTAGGATACATCGACATACGAGCTTCCGCTGTCATCATGCTGGTCAGCGATAATCATTACTCTGTGGCACGACTTCCAATTCATGCCCTCGGCATTGAAATTGTCAGTGGTGTAGCGCACAGTGAAATCTGTCCCGAAGTCTTGGTAGACATTCGGAGACAGGAGGGAGATGGTGGTTTCCCCTGTGATGGCAACATATTGTGCACCATTGAACATAGCCCACGCAGCCTCAATAGGAAGGGCACCACCGTTGCTATGTTTCCACTCGTACCAAAACTTCTCTTCAATATCATATGCCCAGGTGGTGAAGGGAGTCCTAACCACATAGAAGGTGTGTCCGTCAACCGAGAGGCACACCCCGTCAATAGCTAAGGTTACTTGGCCCTTGGCATTATCAGAGGCAGAGACGGATTGTAGTGTCGAGTCCACAACAGAGTTGCTAACCCGTTCCACCTTGAAGCTGTTAAGCTGATAGACGGCTAGGTTTTGTCTGTTGTCCTGCCCAACGAAGTAGGTGGTGTCACCAATGTCGCAACACCCGGTGACGTAACCGATGGCTCTAAACGGGCTTTCATTTCGTGATAGCGGACTTCCTGACGGATTGGCCGCATCGTAGAAGTATTCGATTGACTTGTACCCCATGACAACGATGTAGTTCTTGGCCTTGATGGGCCTGAGTGCCAAGTCGCTATTAAGTTCGCAAGAGATGAAATCCCCAGGAGTCCAAGCAAACGGATCATCCACATTCGAATTGTAGAGATCAGCCGTACCAGTCTTGATGACATAGAGGTATCCATCCTGATAAATGGGGTAGGGCTGATGGGGGGTGGGCATATCACCATCCGTCACACGGGTGCAGGAGGCACCAACGTAGTCATGAATCCAAATGTCTGTACCATCCGAGAGCACCACGTAACGGGTGCCTGTGCTCTTTAGATAAGAAGTGAATCCCACATACCCAGTGGAGGTGTTCAGGGTGGCAATAAGCGACGGAGTGGGAGAAGTGTCAGGCTTGAGGCGATAGAGCTTGTTCAGCACCACCCAATAGAAAGCATTCTGCACCACATCGTTGTAGCTGCCACGGACAGGATCAGTGGCAGTCACTTTCGTGAGACTGTAGGCAGTGTCCTGAAGTCCCGGGCGCTTCTTGAGAGCTACTGTGCGTTTCTGATTCTCCTGGCTCACCCGGTCGTAATAGGCGTTGACAATTTGTACATCACGCACAGGAACGGACAAATCACCAGAACGAAACAGGTCCACCCCATTGAAGGGGAGTGGCACCGTTTTGTAGGTGTCTTGTGACGGCTGTTTGGTGAAAGCCATTAGCAGTGATTAGGTTGAATAAACAGGCTGCCGTCCTCATCACCGTAATCAGCCGCAGCATCAATGGCTTCATCCGCCTCTGCTTTAAGCAAGGTGCGGTCTTGTGTAGGCAGACCAGCCTCTGGTGCTAGGGCGGAGGCAAGCTTGAAGATGATTCCCTGGGTCCAATAGGACGGGAAGTCCAGAGTGTCGCCAGCAGCAATCATCCCATCGAATTTCTTCTGATAGACAATATCGATGGTGGCGTTTGCAATGGTTGATGTGTCCGAGGTTAGAGGCCAAATGGACACAACAGTGCTTGCAATTGTGGGTTGTACTGTATAGTGAACTGGTACACCAGCAGCAGCATCTTGTGGGAGGGAATTGAAATCATAGAGGCTCTTTTGCTGGAGAGCCCAACGGGCTCCATTAGTGATGTTAATAACCACCTGTGCCACTTTCACCCCAGCCGTCAGTGTGTACACTTGGCTTGACGCCGAAGGCGTAACTGTAGAAGTGGTGCGCTTCCAAAGAGGCATTCCCTTGGTTTGCAGATAGGTGATGATAGCATTAAGGGCCTCAACCCCTTGTGCTAGTGCTGTAGCGGAAAGGCTCTCCCCTTCGGGGATGTAGCCCAGCTTGCGATAGGCAGCATTCACCAGTGCTGTAGAGGC